TAAGGCGTTTAGTAACAGGCAATACATCAAGGAAGCTCTCAAAGAAAAAGGTATAGAGGTTGACAAGGACGACCTGACTATTACAGTCAGAGCTGTCAGGGAAGCGATGTCTCTGGTAGTTCCGGGTCCAATGTCCGTAATGAAATGGATAGAGGACGAGGTGTCTAAAGCTATCAAACGTGGCGTTACAGAACTAGAATGGACAACACCATCTGGATTTGTAGTAGCTCAACGATTGATGAGAAAGAAAACACAGGGTATAGAGCTTAAACTTCTTGGCAGATGTCGCTGGACAGTTGCCACAGCAGATGATAATATAGTAGATAGGAATAGGCACAAGGCAGCTACTGCTCCTAACCTTATCCATTCACTAGATGCTTCACTCTTACATCTAAGTGTCAAACGATTTGACGCTCCCATCGCATTGATACATGATTCAGTCTTATGTAGAGCTACTGATATGTCTTTACTGTCTACTATAGTCAGAGAAACATACATGCACTTGTTTGCTGATAATGATTATCTAAATACTTTCGCCCAACAAATTGGTGCGGAAACTGATCCACCGATCATTGGAGATCTTGAACCGAGATCCGTGATTGATTCCACTTATTTTTTCTGCTAATGGCAAGAACAATCCACAAAACTGAAAACCCTGTAACACTTGAGGGATTCCAAGCAATACTAGCTCCTAGTAAGTTTGGCTATTCACTCTCGGCTGTAGTTGACACAGATGTTGTTGACAAACTAGACACTGAGCGATCTGAAGTCCTTAAATGGGCAGAGGGTAAGCTCAAGAATCCGAAACGCTCTACGCTCAAACCTGAGCCATGGGAAGAGGTTTCAAAGGATAAGTATAAAATTAAGTTCTCTTGGAACGAGGAGAACCGTCCTCCTGTAGTAGATACAGAGGGTACACAACTCACAGATACAAACATTCCATTATATGCAGGATCTACTGTTAAACTGGGTTTCTATCAAAAACCATATATTCTTAGGGATGGGGTTACCTATGGTAGCTCTCTTAAGCTGGTTGGTGTACAAGTTGTCTCAGTAAAAGGTGAGGCTGGCGTAGACACAGGTGACATGGACGTAAGTGCTGTCGCTGAACTATTCGGCAAGTCAACTGGTTACAAGGCAGCTGACCCTAACATCACACCTGACACTACACCAAGTTCAGTAGAAGATGACGAAGAAGACTTCTAAATTCAAATCCAAGTTGGAGGAGAGACTCGCTACTCTTCTTACAACTCTTGGTGTATCATATGAATATGAGTCTGAGAAGGTTCCATACACAATCATGCATCATTATCATCCTGATTTCGTGTTACCTAATCATACATATTTGGAAGCTAAAGGCTACTGGTCTCCGGCTGATAGGCGTAAGATTTTAGCCGTGAAGAAGGATAATCCTGACATGGATTTACGTATGGTTTTTCAGGCACCTTTCAATAAAATTAACAAAAAAAGTAAGACGACATACGCAATGTTCTGTGAGAAACATGACATACCGTGGTCAGCTTACCATAACATACCACTAGAATGGTTGATATGACCGAGAACGAGTTCGTAAGGCACATCCCTTGCGGCAACTGTGGTTCATCTGATGGCAATTCGTTGTACTCAGATGGACACACTTACTGCTTTGTCTGTCATAATGTCACAGACGGAGATCAAACTATTCACAATGACAAAATGCAGGGACAAGTATACCTCACAGGTTCAGCCGAACGGCTGCAAAAACGTGGTATTTCTGAGAAAACTAACAAGTTTTACCAAATTCATGTAGATGGTAACGAATTAAAGTTCCCATACCATGATGAGTCAGGAATGTTACAAGGTATCAAGACTAAAACAAAGAAAAAGGACTTTCGATATGCAGGAGTTTCCACTAATACGTTATTCGGTCAGCACCGTTTTCCTACTACTGGTAAACGTATTGTTGTTACTGAAGGTGAACTAGACGCAGCTAGTTGCTACGAAGCCATGGGTGGCTGGCCAATGGTCTCACTACCACATGGAGCTGCTAGTGCTAAGAAAGATATCCAAAAACAAATACCATTATTTCAAGGTTATGAGGAAATTGTACTATTTTTCGATAATGATGAGGCAGGTATCAAGGCAGCAGAAGAAGCTGCAACAGTCTTACCTCCCGGAAAAACAAAGATAGCTCGTCTGGAGGCATACAAAGATCCTTCAGAAGCCTTGCAAGCCAACGACTCTGACGCAATCCGCAAAGCAATTTGGGATGCTAAACCATACCGACCAGACGGTATTGTCGAAGGTAAATCATTATTAAGTCTGGTCACAACCCCAACACCTCCAGCAGATCACGAGTATCCATTCCAAGGACTTAACGAAAAGCTACATGGAGTCCGATATCAAGAACTGATTACTATAACATCAGGGTCAGGTATTGGTAAGTCAAGTTTCTGTCGCCAAATCGCAGCAGGTTTCTTAGACAAAGGAGAGAAAGTAGGTTACTTAGCTTTAGAGGAATCTAACAGACGAAGTGCTTTAGGTCTGATGTCATGTGCATTGGGTAAATCATTACACTTAGGAGAGCATGAACAATCAGAACTGGAAGAATCTTTTCGCCTTACTATGGAACATTGGAATCTATTCTTGTTTGATGGTTTTGGTTCGTATGATCCTGAGACAATTTACTCTCGGATCGAATACCTTGCCTGTGGATTGGAATGTCGTATTGTATTCCTCGATCACCTCAGTATATTATTGAGTGGATTGGAGGGAGATGAGCGTAGAATGCTGGATAAGACTATGACGAAACTCAGGTCTTTAGTTGAGCGTACTGGCATTACATTATTTCTAGTATCTCATTTAAGGAGAAGTAACAATGATAGGACTTCGCACGAAGAGGGAGGAAAAGTTTCCCTCAGCCAGCTCCGAGGATCTCATAGTATTGCTCAACTCAGCGATCAAGTCATCGCTTTGGAGCGAGACCAACAGGCAGAAACTGATAAAGATATTACCACTATTAGAATTATTAAAAACCGTTATTCAGGAGAGACTGGATTTGCCGGTCAAATAAAATACGATTTATCTACATCGAGGTTTACAGAACATGAAACTACGAACAGCGTTTTCAATCCCAGCACAGACTTCTGAGCTACAAAAACCTAACCCACCCACCAAAGATGACAAACGAAAAGCTAAGTTCAAAGACAGAACATTTGACTGGACCCGTAATAATAGACCTAGAAACAAACGGTCTTCTTAAAAATACTACGGAGATTCATTGCATTGCAGTTCATTATTTAGATGAAGGTATCACTGTTAGTTACAACGATACAGGCACTGCAGAACCAATAGTTAGAGGCGTTCAGTTTATTGAACAAGCTTCAAGAATTGTTGGACACAATATTATAGGATTTGACATACCTATAATCAAGAAGATGTATCCATGGTTTAATCCTCAGGGAGAGATTGTTGATACTCTTATTTTATCTCGTTTATATCATCCCAATATGATAGAGATAGACAAGAAAAGAAATTGGAAACATATGCCGTTACAATTATATGGTAGACATTCACTCGAATCATATGGTTACCGATTAGGCGAATACAAAGGGAACTTTGGTAAAGATACTGATTGGTCTACATGGTCACAAGAGATGGAAGACTACTGCGTCCAAGACGTTGCTGTTACACAAAAATTATGCAATCACTTCCACCGTTACCTGAGTGGGTCAAACTAGAACACAAGGTAGCACAGATACTTACACAACAGGAGATTCATGGATGGTTTTTTGATGAGAGTTCTGCACGGGAACTTGAATCTGCTCTCAGAACTGAGTATGAGGCGATTACTGAAGTACTACGAAAGAGGTTTCCTTACGTCGCAGGAGCGGAATTTACTCCTAAACGAAATAATGGCAAACAAGGATATATTGAAGGAAGTACATTTACAAGACTAAAGGAGTTTAATCCTGTATCACGGGATCATATATCATGGATCTTACAAATACATTGTGGTTGGACGCCCGAATTGCTGACATCCACAGGCAAACCAGTAATCGACGAAACAGTACTCAGAGAGATTGGGACGGATATAGCTCTCAAATTTCTGACACTACTGGATCTGACGAAGCAGTTAGGGATGATATCCGAAGGCGTGAACGCATGGCAGAAGCTATGTACGAAGTCTAGGATCCATCACTACTGTGCTACAAACACAGCTACATTTCGATGTCATCATCGTACACCCAACCTTGGACAAGTTCCAAGTGATGAACGATTCAGACGTTTATTTATAGCTACACCCGGTCAACGCATGGTCGCAGCTGACTTATCGGGTATAGAACTACGCATGCTCGCTCACTATCTAGCCAGATACGACGGCGGTAGGTATGCAGAGATTCTTACAACAGGCGACATACACCAAACCAATGCCGATAAGATAGGTATAACTAGACGTCAAGTCAAGACTGTTACCTACGCCTTTTTATATGGTTGCGGTGATATCAAACTAGGACACTCTTATGATCAGTTACTATCCGAAGAATCCGCTAGGAAGAAAGGAAAGGAAATTCGTAAAGCTTATGTTGATGCCATTCCGGGTCTTGCGGAGCTGTTACAAGCTTGTAAAAAGTGTAGTGATAGAGGTTATGCAAACGCCATCGACGGTCGTCGTATCAGCGTGGACAAAGGGCATAAGTTTCTCAACTACCTCTTACAGGGAGGAGCAGCGGTTATCGCCAAG